CGGGCTTGGCGAAGGTGGGCTTGTAGGATGTTCAAATTTAGCAGAATGTGTCTGCCCACTTTTGCCAAACCCGTGTTATAGGCAGTAGGGATTTTTAGCAGAATGTTTAATCGAAGCACTAAAGAAAAAAAAGAAAAAAAGAGGGATGGAAATAAATAAAATATATAACGAAGATTGTTTACAAACAATTAAACGAATACCAACTGCAAGTATTGATTTGATGCTTACAGATATTCCTTATGGCACAACTGCTTGTGAATGGGATATTTTGCCAAACTTACCTTTGATGTGGTTGGAGTGGGAACGAATAGTAAAACCTGATGGAGCTTTTATTTTTACTGCACAACAACCAATGACAAGCGAATTAGTATTATCAAGGCGTGGTTTTTTCAAGTATGAAATAATTTGGGATAAGGTTTTACATTCAAATCCTTTAATTGGAAATATACAACCATTGAGAATACATGAAAACATACTTGTATTTTATAGACAACAACCAACATACAACCCACAAAAGGTAAAAGGTAGAGTAAGAACCAAAGGCAAAACACATACAAGCGACACCAAAGGAGAAACTGAAATTTTTGCAAATGGAAATATTACTGGAGAAAACAACCCTACAAGTATTTTGACTTTAAGTAATGCTAATAAAAACGGTGTTTTTCATCCAACACAAAAACCTGTAGATTTATTTAGATACTTGATAAAAACTTATAGCAATGAAAATGATACTTTTTTTGATGGATATATGGGAAGTGGAACGACTGCAATAGCTTGTATTAAAGAAAAGAGAAACTACATAGGAAGTGAAATGAATACTGAATATTATGATAAACTACAAAAACGAATTAAAATTGAATTATCACAACCACAATTATTTTAAAAGTGCGGTGGGCTTTTTTTCTTTTTTTTCTTCCACAAATGTTGAAACGAAGAACGTCTGCCCTATTGCTTATAACTAATGGATAGGCGCTATAAGTTGCGCTTAGCACGCCAAAACGGAAAGATAAACGAAACAAACAATTATGAAATCACCCTACGAAATAGCTAAAGAAGAATTAAAAGACTTCACGGTGTTTCCAACACCTAACAAAATTATCAGGCTGATGGAAATATATGGGGAGCAATGTTTTAATACTGGTGTGAAGAAACAGAATAGAATCTGGAAAAAATCGATGTATCAGTTAATCTGTAGTCAACAATTCAATAATCTGCCATGATTCCTTCAGCCTATTCAATCCCCGGAATACTCGTAATCAAGACCCCGGTTCAAATCCTGGAGAAGATACTCAAGGAACATTACAATATGACCATTGAAACGGTATCACGCAAGACCCGGTCGCTGGATGTAGTTCCGTACCGGCAGGTCATTCATACCATCCTGTGCCGTCATACAACCATGAGCCTCGGCCGTATCGGGCTGGACATAGGCCGCAAAAATCACTGCACGGTCATAAACAGCCGGAAGAAGATAGAAGACGCCGAGTATATGTACAAGAAGCACAAGGTAACATATCCGATACTGGAATTGTATCACGACATGGAATCCAAATACTTGGAGCTTATGAACATATAATGAACATACGAAAATTACGGGGATTGAGGGTGTAAATTTGTTACTTATGCAGCTATCCGACATCACAGCGAATCCGAACAATCCGAGGCTTATCAAGGACGATAAGTTCAAGAAGCTCTGCCAGTCAATAAAAGACTTCCCGAAAATGATGGAACTGCGCCCTATTGTCGTGGATTCAGACAACGTCATACTGGGCGGGAATATGCGATACAAGGCGCTAAAAGAACTCAAGTATAAAGAAGTACCGGACAGCTGGGTGAAGCAGGCAGACAGCCTCACATATGACGAGAAACGCAGGTTTATAATTGAGGATAATGTTGGGTTCGGTGAATGGAACTGGGAAACCCTCTCCCAGGATTGGGGCGCTCAAGAATTGCAGGACTGGGGGATGGAGTTGCCTGTCGGATTCGGAGACTCGTTGGAAGCAGAGGAGGACGATTACGAAATACCCGATACCATTGAAACCGATATTGTACTCGGCGATCTGTTTGAGATTGGTGAGCATCGGTTGTTGTGTGGGGATTGTTCGGATTCAGATGCTGTGGCTAATTTGATGGGGGGGGGGGCAATGGCTGATTTATACATCACAGATCCACCTTACGGAGTGTCTTATGTTGGCAAAACAAAAGATGCCTTAACCATTCAGAACGATAAACTTTCAAAGGATGGCACTCATGAATTATGGAGAGACGCATTTAATACAGCACTCATATTTTTAAAGGACGGTGCTTCAATATATGCAACAGTCCCGCCGGGACTGTTGCAACTCGGTTTCATGCAAGTCATGGTAGATGCTGATTGTTTGCACCAATGTATGGTTTGGAATAAAGGACAGATGGTGTTGGGGCATTCAGACTACCACTATCAACACGAACCGATATTATACGGATGGAAGCCAGGTGCAGCTCACTACTTCACAAATGACAGAACAAAGACAACTGTTTTTGATTGTAAGAAACCAAATCGAAATGCAGAACATCCAACAATGAAACCTATTGAATTATGGTCAGAGATGATCATTAATTCTACTCAACAAGGCGCAATATGCTACGACAGCTTTGCTGGATCTGGAACAACTATGGTAGCGTGCCACGAATTAAAACGGAAGGCTTATATCGCAGAGCTTGACCCAAAATACTGCCAAGTCATTGTTGACCGGATGAAGAAACTCGACCCGGCGCTCACTATAAAACGCAACGGAATTGAAATATGACGCCCACCATATCAACATAATCCTTGAGGCTTTGGCTGATGGGGAGGGTCGCGTCCGGGCGTGCAAGAAGGCGAATATCACCCATGATACCTTCATGAATTGGCTGAATGAATATTCTGAATTTTCTGATTCTGTAAAAAAAGCCGAGGACAAAGGAAACGACCGCATCAAAGACCTTGCAAAGCGTGGCATCATTGAGAAGTTCGGGACAACCTGGCAAGCGGCGGCCTGGTGGCTTGAACGAAACTTCCCGGACGAGTTCAAGAATAAGGTGGAGCAGTCGGGCGAAATTCAGCACACAATCACATTCAAAATCATAGAATGAACGTAGACACCGAGATACAATCAACCCGGATTTTCAAGCGCAACCAGGCGGCTGATACCCGGTTTGTCTTCAATCAGGGCGGCACACGTTCATCAAAGACATTCAGCCTCATGCAGCTGGCATGGCTCATCTGCTCGCAGGAATCTAACAAAATCATCTCAGTAGTCAGTGAAACGATGCCCCATCTGAAGAAGGGGGCAATGCGTGATTTCTTCACGTTCTTGCAGACCTACGAACTTTACGACCCGAAATCGCACAATAAATCCGATAATATTTACCGGGTCGGATCTTCAATCATTGAGTTCTTCTCAGCCGATAGTTCAGACAAGGTACACGGACCTGGCCGGGATTACCTTTTCGTCAATGAGATTCAGAATATCACATATGAAACATTCTTCCACCTGGCACAGCGCACGAACATCCGTATTTATGCCGACTACAACCCGACGCATAACTTCTGGGTTTACCCGATGTTCTTGAAAGAGCCACAGTATAAGGATGACATCACCTACATACATTCAACGATATTCGACAACCCTTTCGTTTCCGCTGCCATCAAGAAAGACGTTGAGATTCGCGCCTCGAAGGACAGCAACTATCGCAAGGTGTACCTGGAAGGAGAACCGGGAACGCTGGAGGGACTGGTGTTCGACACGTTCAATATTATCGGCGAACTGCCCGAAGGATTAAATTATTCATACGGTCTCGACTGGGGGTTCTCAAACGACCCGACCGCACTTATACGGTTGGCATTACTTGGGGATGACCTGTTCATTGACGAGGTTATTTATCGCACAGGGCTGACCAATTCGGACATTGTTTCCCTGCTCAAAGATAACGGACTCCGCACTAACTACGATGAGATAATCGCGGACAGCGCAGAACCTAAATCCATCGAGGACTTGATGCGTGCCGGGTACAATGTGAAACCTTCCGCAAAGGGAGAGGACAGCATCCGGCAAGGTATTGATGTGATGAAGCAGTTTAATATCCATGTCACCCAGCGAAGCACGAACGTCATCAAGGAATTCAGGAACTATTCGTGGGTGCTGGATAAGAACGGAAACCCGACCAACAAACCAGCCGATATATTCAATCATGCAATGGACGCGATACGGTACGGAACGCAGCTGCTGGCTAAGCCAGCATTAAACGATTACTTCCTATGATAAACAAAGATATATTCGGCGGCAACAAGAACATGGAGAACCTGGTAAACCAGATTCTCTATCAGTTCATTGCCAAAGGCCAGCCGCTTGCGATGCCAGCGAACAACGAAACATTCGTTAATAAAGGCTATTCCGGCAACGTCAATATCTATTCTATCATTCGTAAGGTAATTAACCCGGCTATGGGTGTGAAGTGGAGCGTCATAGACCTGAACACAGGCGAACCGGCGAAGGACCAAACACTCATGCAGCTACTGAACGCCCCGAACAACACGCAAGGGCGTAACTCATTCATTGACGAGGCGCTGGCATGGCGGCTCGTAACAGGAAACCGGTACATACACTGGATGACCCCGGAGAACGGACCGAACGCAGGGCGCCCGGCAGAACTTCACCTGCTTCCGGCAAGTCAGGTTGAAATCATTGCCGGCGATTGGCTGTCACCTGTCCGGGAATATCACCTGAACATCGGAAACACTTACAAGCACATCCCGGCAGAACGCGTCATCCACGGCAAGACCACGAATTTAAAGTATGGCATATCCGGGGAGCAGTTATACGGACTGTCACCGCTCGAGGCCGCGCTGCTTGTGATGAACGCAACGAACGCGGGGTATTTGGGACTGACTAAGCAGTACGAGAACGGCGGTCCTGATGTGATTGTGACCGGGACGAAGGAAACTGCTCAACAGGAATACACCGAAGAACAGCGCAAGACAGTATGGGCATCGTTCCGCGACAGGTTCATGGGCGCGAAGAACAAAGGCAAATGGCTAATCAAGAACCTGCCGGTCGAGGTGCATGAGATTGGAAAATCACCGGTTGACCTGAACACGCTGGAATATCTGAAATTATCGCTCCGGGATTACTGCAATATCTACGGTGTTCCGTCCGCGCTGATGAACGACAACCAGTACGCCACGCAGTCAGCCAACGCACGCGAGTACGGTCGGCAGTTGTGGAACAACGCCGTGATTCCTGAACTGGAAATGTTCAAGGAGGACATGAACCGTATCGCTACCATCGACAACAAGGCAACCGGTCAAAACCTTGCCTATGAATACTCACTTGATGACATCCCGGAAATGCAGAACGATTACGCTACACAGGCAACGGCGCTCAGTTCGGCATGGTGGATGACCGTGAACGAACGCCGTGAGGCAATGGGGCTGGAAGAACTTGAAGCAGATGGTGACCTGTTACTGGCACCGATGGGATTGGTTCCGTTACAGGACGTAATCGACCCGATGCCGACACTTACAGACGAAAACAAGTACTACAACCTAAACGGGATTAAATACTGATGGACAAGCGCGCAATCAGCAAAGAAAGGCAACGTGAACGGTTCTACCGTTCCGCCCGTGCTGTTGTTCGCCGCGCCCTGAAACAATATTCAGCAGACTTCGCCAACGACCTGAAACATTGCACCAGCCTTCAGCAGATGCAGCAGGTGGCCAGCAAGCAGGTACGAAGCAATGATATTGAAAAAGCCATCCGGCAGATTTACGCGCCAGTTGGCAAGTACTTCGGCGAACAGACATACAAGGAGTTGAAGCCGGCGCAGAAACGGCTGGGCTCGGCTACTATCAACGGACTGACAACACCGATAACAGAAGACTACTGGTTCGCATGGGTTGAGAAGATGCTCAAGGGTTCGCTCGGCCAGCGTATCACATGGATAACCGGAACCACGCGCGAATCATTCATCAAGGCAGTTGATTCAATCGGATATGACGGGTTCGAGAAAGGCAAGTCCATTGATGTCATTGCCTCGGAGATAATGAAGGAGTTGAGAATAACAGAACTATACCGCGCCGAACGAATCGCACGGACAGAAGTAATCAGCGCATCGAATATGTCAAGCCAGGCCGGTGCTCAAGCAACCGGATTGGAGTTGAACAAAGAATGGATTGCTTACCTGGATGAGAATACACGCGAATCACACGCAGCGCTCAATGGGTCGGTGGTTGACATGAACGAACAGTTCAGCAACGGGCTGGATGTTCCAGGCGACGCTTCGGGCGATGCCGAGGAAGTGATTAACTGCCGCTGCACGGTTGGATACCTGGCTAAAGAGGGCGCGGAATATTCATGGGGAAGGGAAATATAACAACCAACAATATGAACCTAATCAAATACGCCACAAGCAAAGACTACCGCCGTAACCAGCGGGATATAAAGCTGCTCGAAGAAGCTAAGGCAGAAGCGGACAGAATGCACGAAGCAACGAAGTACAAGTATTATGTCATTGCATGGAAGAACGAGTATAAAATCGTGAACATGACATGGGTAAACAAGATGAAGAAGGCCGGCCTGTTGCCTAAGAATTACGACTGGTTAAGGCTGGAAAAGTATTCCGTTTATGTAACAAGCTAAGGATATGGAAAAGATATTATGGAAAGCTCCCACTAGTAACGCCATTGTTGATGTTGACACAACAAAGCGGATAGTTGTGGGATATTTTGCAAAGTTTGACGATGAGATTGATTCAGACGGAGATGTAATTGCACCAGGGGCATTTACAAATACCCTAAAAATGAATGGTCCAAGTGCTGGTAATAGAATATGGCATTTATGGAACCACTCATTTTCAGAACCAATTAATAAGCCGTATCTCATAACAGAAGATAAATCAGGAGAAAGATTCGAAACGAAGTTTCCAGATACAACGGTTGGCAGAGATAAGCTGATTTTATACCAAGAAAAAGCGATCACAGAACATTCATTTGGATATAATGTGATTGATTCTGAGCGAATGACCGACCCATCAACTGGAAAATCATTCAATTACTTAAAGGAATTAAGGCAGTGGGAAGGATCTTCAGTCCTATGGGGTTCAAATATGAACTCCCAAACGGTTGGAATGAAAGGTGAGGATTTCATGTTAAAATCAACAATTCTTGAAAACCTGCTCCGCAACGGCTCCCTGTCAGACGAAACATTCGAAATGATTGAGAAACTACTCAAAGATATTCAGGCCATATTCAAAGGTGCCGGCAATACCGAACCAAAAGAAGAACCTGAACCAATAGCACCCAGCAATCCTGATGCTATCAAACTAAAGTTGTATAAACAATTAAATTCATTAATCTAATGAAAAGATTTTTAATCGGATTGCTCCTGTTCTGTGTAACGGTTGTAGCTTTCCTCATTCACCCGGTTGCCGGATTTGCGTCGGCTACTCTCGCTATGGCTCTGCCTGCGGGAACCGATCCTAACGATCTGGATATTCTCAAGGCCGAGGCCGAGAAACTCGAACAGAAAATGAATAAGCTGGTCGATCCTTTGATCGAGAAGCTCGCTAAACTTGACCCGGCATCCGCCGAGTACAAGGCAGCAATGGAGGCCGAACTTAAACCTGTATGGGAAAAGTACGAGAAACTCCAGAAACAGGCTGACGCGCTGGATCTGAAACTCCAGAAAGCCAATGTTCCTGACGACAACGCACCCGTTTACGAACAGGTGATGCACCTTGTTAAAGGCATGGAATGGGTAAAGACCTGGAAGGAAACTAAACGCGGCGCAACGCTGGACCTCAAAGGCATCGACCTGATGAACACGAAGACCAGCACGGTGACCAGGGTAACGGATACCATTCCGCCTCAGTTCACCCCGCTTCAGTATGTTCCCGGCCTGCGTTTCCACATCCGCGACCTCATGCCGGTAGGTCAGGCAACTTCCAGCACTATCTGGATGCCTTACGAATCAGCAACGACTAACGGTATCGCCCGCGTTGCAGAAGGCGCACTCAAGCCTCAGTCAGATTTCACCCCGGCCGTTACAAAGTGGGCTGTTGAGAAGATTGCAACCTGGATCAAGTTCTCAGAGGAAATACTTGAGGACATGCCTCAATTCACCAGCTACATCACGAGCCGCTGGATTGAACTGTTGAAACAGGCCGAAGATTATAAACTCTTGTATGGTACCGGTTCAAGCGACATCAAGGGAGTGGCAGTATCAGGAACCGCATGGGTTGACGACCTGGCAGACAGCAAGGTTGACAGGATCATGGTACTTGATTCCGCAACTACCCAGGTTCAGACCGCAGGGTTTACCCCGAATTACATCCTTGTTCACCCGACTACCGCGATGCATATCAGGCAGACGCGTGACAGCGATGGCGGTTTCATCTGGCCTCCTTACTTCGGCAACCAGGCAATGGTTATCAACGGGGCGACCATTATCCCGCATCCGAAGGTAACTGTCGGCGACTTCATTGTTGGAGACTTCTCAATGGGATGCCAGCTGTGGGATCGCAAGGCTGCGAACATTAAGTTCTACGACCAGAACGAGGACGATGCAAAATACAATCTGATTTTGGCAGTCATAGAAGAGCGTCTCGCATTGGTAACATACCAGTCGACCGCATTCTGTGTGGGTCATTTCACATCAGCATTGGCTCAGGGTAGCGCATAGTCTTAACTTAATCCGGGCGGCCTGTGGCCAAACATAGGCCGCCCTTATTTTTAAAGCATGAAAGTAAAAGTCATCAACTTAGACAAGCGCACCGACAGGTTGGAAACCGTCACGGAAGAAATACGCCGTTTCGGAATTGAATCATTCGAGCGTTTTTCGGCATTCGATGGCGGGTATATGGGTTTCAATAAATCCACCCATTTCGCGCTTGAGAATGAGGGCGAAATCCTGCTGCTTGAAGATGACTGTGTATTTGATGGAACGCTCACCGACCTGCTTGTTGCCAAATCGCAGCTGCCGGATGACTGGGACTTGCTGTATTTGGGCGCAAATGTTAAGAGCCAGCAGACCCGCTATTCTGCTAACCTGTACAACCTGAAGGACGCATGGACATCTCATGCCATACTTTACAGCGACAAGGGTGCGCGCTGGTGCTTCGATAATTTCCCATATTCCGAACCTACGATTTACGATGAATGGCTGCGTTCGGTGGCACAGCAGCAGCTCAGGTGCTTCATTGTTAAACCGATGCTTGCTATTCAGGCGGACGGATGGTCAGATATATGGGGCGCAAATACTACCTACGGAATTAAAGGCTCAGAAGTTTACCTCAAATGATACGACACATCACATATTGCAACGATTCAATGACAATATCTGCTGAAAAGTGCAGCGAATCGGCTATGCTTCACGGTTGCGATGTGTCAACGATTTACACCGAGGAGTGCCTTGATTCGGACTTCGTGAAACGCAACCGGCACACGCTGGATAATGAACGCGGCGCCGGATTCTGGATTTGGAAGCCTCAGATTATACTTCAGGAACTCGCCGTGTGCCAGCCTGGCGATGTTCTGATTTATACCGACGCCGGGGTAGAGTTCATTAACCCGGTGCAACATCTGGTTAACAAAATGGATTCATTCTGCATGTTCTTTGAGGCTCATTACTGGCACCATGAATATTGCAAAGGGGATGTACTGTTCTTATCTGAATACACTACACCGGTTCCGCAGCTGCAAGCCACTTCAATGCTATTTAAATACTCGTTAACTACTGAATGCTTCGTCGAGAAGTGGCTTTCTCTTTGTCAGGAACCGGGATTGATTGATGACTCACCAAGCTACACCGAGAACCATCCCAAGTTCAAAGAACACCGCCACGACCAGGCTATCCTGACAACCCTTGCAATCATGCACGGGATACAGGCGCACGCATGGCCGGCGCGATATTACAATGGGACAGGGTACTTCGATTACCTGAAGACCGGAACACCAATATTTAACCACCACCGCAAACGCAACTCAGAATGGTAAGGCATTGCACATATACAGATAACAGGATGAATATCAGCGCAAAACTGTGCCGGGATTCGGCGCTCGTATATGGCTGTGATACTTCGACCGTGTACATGCTCAAAGACCTTGACCCGGAGTTCGCTGAGCGCAACGCCGCAACGCTCGCACATGAAAAGGGCGCAGGTTTCTTTATATGGAAACCGCAGGTTATAATTCAGGAGATGGCAAAGGCGAACGAAGGCGATATAATCCTATACACAGATGCCGGTATTGAGATTGTCAGCCACGTTCGGCACCTGATTAAGCACATGGATTCGTTCTGCCTGCTGTTCGGCGGATTGTGGAAACAGCATGACTGGTGTAAGGGTGATGCGCTAATTCCGGGCGAATACAATCAGCTGAACGCAGCGGCGATGGTGTTCAGGGTGTGCGATGAGTCGTTCACACTTGTAAACGAATGGCTCGAATTATGCCAGACTCCCGGACTCATTGACAATTCGCCCAGCGTAAAACCGAACCACCCAGGATTCCAGGAACACCGGTGGGACCAGGCACTGCTTACGACTCTTCAACACTTAATGGAGATTCAACCCCATTGGTGGCCGGGTAAGGTAGGCGAGGCAACGGCACCGAGAGGCGGATACACAGATACATACCCGGTTATATTCAACCATCACAGGAGGCGCAATGAGGAATTTTAAAAGAAACGTTTACAGCCAGTTCGGGGAGGACGGGATTATCGAGGAGATATTTCGCCGCCTGAATATCACCAACGGCAAAGCCTGCGAGTTCGGCGCTGCTGATGGGTACTGGCTATCCAACACCCGTAAGCTGATTGATGAGGGATGGACGAGCGTACAACTGGAAGCCAACCGGGGGCAGTTCGTGACGGAATACAACGTGAATGAGCTTGTACCGCAAGAATTGGACTTTCTTTCAATCGACATTGACGGGAACGATTATGCCTGCTGGAAAGCCTATATCGGGAAGTGCAAAGTGGTATGCATCGAAATCAACAGCTCGAAAGACCCGGACATTGATTCATTCACCCCGGAAGATGGCAGCAACTATTCAATCATGCTGAAACTGGCAAAGCAAAAAGGATACGAACTGCTGGTGCATACCGGTAACATGATATTCATCGAGCGCAAGTACAAGAAATTGTTTCTGGACGCTGACCTAACATTTGACACCTCATGGCGATAAGCGTAGTCATACCTGCATATGAAATGTCCGGCCACGGATACGGGTTCCTGGTGAATGCACTGGCGTCCGTTCCCAAAGGCTGCGAGATTATTGTATCGGATGACTCCGTGAATGGCGACTTCGAGTCCGCCTGCCGAATCTATCACCCGGAAGTAAAGTATGTGAAGAACAAGCGCACCAAAGGCGCAGCCGGTAACCTGAACAACGCTATCGACCACGCAACGGGCGACATTATCAAGGTGCTATTTCAGGATGACACGCTCGGACCGATTGAACCGTTCGAGAACATCAAGCAATGGGCGTTCTGCACCAGCCGACATAATTCAGACCGGGGCGATCATGTGCCGACTGTAAACACGGACATTAAAGCGCTGGCGCTGGGAAATAATACCTACGGTTCGCCCACCGCGCTGGCATTCCGAAAGACAGACCTGCGATTTGATGAATCACTGAAATGGCTGCTTGATGTGGATTTCTATGCACGCATGACGCTGCGATATGGACCGCCTGAAATAGTGGATACATATGTAAACATTACAGAATGGTTCGGACAGGCTACATACACCGTTTGCACAGGTAAGGTAAGAGTGATTGAAGCTGAATATATAAATACGCTATATGCTGACATTTAAACAGTTAGGAAGATACGGGCGAGTAGGAAACCAAATGTTTCAAATCGCGTCCGTGATAGGATTAGCCACGAAACACGGCTATGATTACGGCTTCCCGTACTGGATGAACTACGACCACCTCGAACGCTTCGGCAGTCCAGAGAATATCGACATTCAAAGCTATTTCAAGAACCCGTTGCCGCTGGTGGATGAACGGCATTTCAACTTTTATCAGATGCAGTGGGGTTACCACAATGTGAGGCTGGATGACAACACCGACATTGCCGGTCACATGCAGTCCGAACGATACTTCGAGCATTGTAAGGACACCGTGCGGCACTACTTCGAGTTCGCGCAGCCGATTGAACCGCTCCCGGATAACGCCATCTGTATCCATGTCCGCCGGGGAGATTATGACGACTTCTATCACCCGTTGCAGCGCGCGGATTATTATGAACGTGCGCTGGGTTATATGCCATCGGGTCCGGTGTTTGTGTTCAGCGACTCCCCCGCACAGGCGCGCGAGATGCTCGGAAACGAACCGACATACATCGAAGGAAATCACTACATGAAGGATTTACAGTTGATGAGTACCGGGACGAACTTCATCCTGTCCAACTCAACCCTGTGCTGGTGGGGATGGTGGTTGGCAAACTCATCCGGAAAGTGCGTCATCCCGCGCAACTGGTTCGGACAGAAAGCATGGAGCATTACAGCAGACGACATATACACCCCTAACCAAATCGTAATATGAAGATCCTCGCACACATTCACGCGTACCCGCCCAAGCACAATGCCGGGGCAGAATGGATGCAACACGCTATGTTCAAATGGCTGGTTGCTAAAGGCCACGAGTGCCACGTACTGACAACCGTCCCGGAGAACTACGAACTGGACGGGGTGAAGGTCTATCAGGATGATTTCGATAACTCAGTCCGGGAATGGCGCTGGTGCGATATTGGGTTTACCCACCTGATCCGGGCGGGCAAAGCGTGGAACTGGTCGCAGTACGCTGAGAAGCCAATCATATACACGGTACACAATACATTCACAAACCGGCTGGTGGAGATTAAAACAGATTTCGCCCTGTTGTACAATACCGACTGGGCGGCAGCAGATGGAATCCTGAAGGGATATAAGCACCCGTCCATGATTCTGCACCCGCCTGTTTGGTTCGATGACTATCACACCGAAAGCAAGAAACGCAAGTATATTACTCTGATAAACTGCTGGGATCGCAAGGGCGGGAATATCCTTATTGAACTGGCAAAGGCTATGCCTGACCGGTTGTTCCTGGGCGTTAAGGGCGGATACGGTGAGCAGATGATCGCTGATTATGACAACCTGATATATATAGAGAACACCCCGGACATCAAGTCAGTATATGAGAAGACCCGCATCCTGATTATGCCGTCCGTTTATGAATCATTCGGACGCACGGCAGCCGAGGCGATGTGTTCAGGTATCCCGGTGATTGCATCGGCAACGCCCGGACTGAAGGAGAGCCTGCAAGACTGCGGACTGTTCACCCCGGAGGTTCAGGATTCATCCGAATTGAAGGTTCAGCCGTTCATCGACCATATCAACGCGCTTGATGATGCTGAGTTCTACCGGGAAATGAGCGAGAAAGGACTTGCCCGCGCGAAATCGTTGGACGCTCACAGTGAACAGCAGATGCAGGATTTGGCAGTATGGATGGAACGGTTCATCAAGTTCAAGAAAGAAAATTCGCCAATACTTCACGTATGGAACTGATATTAACGCCTAACACGACAGCAACGTATAATATTACTCCGGTGTATGTGGTCACCGTAACTAAGCCGAAAGTAAAACCCGGATTTAAAAACATGCAAACGAAATGATAACAGTCGCAACAGAAGCAACGTCCGAACCGGTCACCCTTACCGAAGCGAAGGCATGGTTAGGTATCTCCGGCACAACTCACGACACAACGCTCACGGCTTCCATCACGGCAGCACGCAAGAAGGTTGAATCCTTGTCCGGGCGTTCGCTGGTCGCACGCACGCTGGAGCTGACAGTTCATGAATATTCGGAGGCTTCGATTGACCTTCCATTCCCGGAAATTTCGGCTATCACAAGCGTAAAGGAAACAGATTCGGCAGGTGTGGAAACTACAATACTGGCCGCTAACTATCAGCTGATTTATGGACGGTTATATTACTACGGAACCGGCAACAGCGTGAAGATTACCTATACAACGAAGGCGAACACGGAGGAATTCTACAAGCTGGCAATCAAGAAGCAGCTGGCATATGATTTCCGCAACGAGTTCACCGAGAATGGATTTGACAAGGAGGTGATTCAGATGCTGTCAACTGAAACGCAAAACCTGGGATACTGATGGGAGCAAAGATAGAACTGGACCCGAAATCGCTGGCCAAGCTGATGAAAAGGCTGGAGAACATCGACAAGTCACTCAACCCGGCACCAAGAACGCCGATGAGCGATTTGCTGAATATAACGGGTTTGGATATTGCACGAGAAGCAAAGAAGGCGTCACCGGTTATTACAGGTCGTCTGCGTTCAAGCATACACCCGAAGACCAGGCCAACAGAAACATTCATTTATACGGATTCGGATGGGAAGGCATTTGACGGGACTATCACGGAGCAAGTAAAGGACGGGAAGGAGGTAGTAGTGGGAACGAACGTAACCTATGCAAAGAAGATGGAATTGAAGCATTCGTATTTAAAAAAAGGACTTGATGCAGCAATGCCAGCCTTAAAACGCCGTCAGGAATCACTATTGAAACAAGCAGTATCGGGCACGCCTAACATAACCATATCATGAAAAGCTCACTTTACGCGGTACGGACAGCATTCAAGACGGCCATCACTTCGCTCGGTTATGCCGTGTATGACCGTGGGCGCAAGGTGAAGGATTACCCGCATGTCATCATCGGCGAACAAACCGAACAGCAGCAGGGAGACCAGGGCGAGTTCGGGCAGGTGGCAACTATCAACGTTGAACTGTATAATGGCTGGTCAAGCGATTACGGGGAGCGTACCACAACGGACGACATGGTGAATGCGATACTGCAAACCATTATAACAAAGCCTCACAGCCTCGTTATATACGGGTTTGATATGCCTATGCTTGTGCTGGATTCGGCAAGTACGACAACCGACCAAACGCAGACGCAAACAATTGTAACGACCATCCTCAGATTCAGGATGCAATTATTTGAATAATCACTAACAATTAAATACTAAAAACAATGGCAAAAATTGATGGAAACCTTTTCCGCGTAAAGATCGGAACCGTGGCAATCGGTGGCACGACCTCCTGCTCATTCTCTGTGAGCAAGGACTTACAGGAAACTACAAATCAGGACTCTTCAGGCAACACCGAATACCACCCGACCGCCGGGAAGATCGGTGTGAAGGGTTCATTTGATGGATTCTACGACCCGGATCATGTTCTAAACGCTGAAGAACTGATCGACCGGATCGTAAATAACTCAGGGCTGGCAACTGTTCAAGTCGGGCAGCAGGGAACCGGCAACACGAACGGCGTGTACTGGGAATTTACCGCCCTGTTCTCTGACGTGAGCATTGACTCCAAGAACGATTCTGTTCCGACTATCAAAGGTTCGTTCGTTTCTTCAGGCGTAATTACAAAGAAAATTTCAACCGGTTCAGCTGGCTCCTAATTATGTTCGGAACGATAACGGCAACAATGGGCGGCAAGAGCCGAACCCTGAAGTTTAATCTGAATGCGAACTATGAGTTCTGCAAGATGCACGGGCTCACCCAGCAGCAGGTGATGGAGTTCTTCACAAACTCCCTCAACGTGACTGCCATCCGGGACATGATTTATTGCGCCCTGAAATCCGCTGATATGTCCGCCGGGCGACCGGTCGATTACAACGAATATACGGTTGGCGAATGGATCACCGAGATGGCGCAGGATGAACTGGAGCGTATCGTATTAGGCACACAGGACGCGAATGCCACAAATAAGGAGAAACCCGGTAAAAAAAAAGTGGTGAAACCTACCTGACATGGGACCAGATGCAACAGGCTGCGGCGCTGGCCGGAATACAGCCTGGGCAGTTCTGGGAACTTACTTACCGCGACTTGCAGAACTACCTCGAAGGATACGCACAGCGGAACACGGATGAATGGAGGCGGACTCGGTTACAGGCATGGATCGTGTACGCGGCAAATACTGATAGCAAGGACCGCAAGACGATGACCGCATGGCTGCCGCTGAAAGGCGACGTAAAAGAAAAGCCGGCGCGACTGATGAGCAAACGACAGTGGGATTACATGAAACAAAACTGGAACTAAAATGGCAAGTGTAGAGGAACTAATCATAAAGCTGTCGGCAGATAACGCGGATTTGAAGAAGAAGTTATCTGATTCAAAGTCTGATGTGAGTGGTTTCGGTGGTGTGGTTGGGAAGCTGGCACCAATGATTGCCGGGGCATTCACGGTTGGGGCGGTTCTTTCATTCGGAAAGGCGGCATTCACGGCAGCGGAGGAACAGACAAAGGCCAACAAGCGGCTCGAACTGGCTGTAAAAGGTAATGCGGCCGCGTTCAAGGTACTGACTGAACAGGCTGAAAAATTACGTTCGACTACGGCAGTCGATGACGCGGCCATCATGCAGATTCAGGGATTAGGAGCAGCGGCTGGTTATTCCATTGCCCGGATTCAAAAAATGACCGAGGCCGCTGTCGAATTGTCATCCGTAACCGGCCAGGATTTGCAGGCGGCGTTCATGCAAATAAACATGACGCTTTCTGGTAGCGCTGGTAGGCTGACCCGGTTAGATGCTGATTTCGGGAAGCTGACTGCCTCACAACTCCAGAACGGTGATGCGATCGACCTTGTGCTAAAGAAGTACAAAGGATTCGCCGCCGAATCAGCAACGGCAACAGAAAAACTGAAAAGCAACTGGGACGAATTTTCCGAATCTGTCGGCGTTTCATTCGCAACGGTAATCAATCCGGTACTGGAAGGAATCAGTGAGTGGATGAACTCCATAAATCGCAAGCAGGGGTTTTGGCAGAAACTCGCCACCATTTTGGGAGGTGGAACAACGGCTGGAATGAACGCGAGCTTTGCAATGGATGCCTATAATTTTTCTACGGATGAAAATATAAAAAAGCAAGCCGCAGCGCGTAAAGCAAACAAAGAACTGTTCGAGTCAACGCAGGCCAACGCTAAGAAAATAGGCGAAATGCAAGACGCATTGAACGCCAAAATCGGAGAAGAAACCCGGAAGATTTACGCCTCGGCAGAAGCACGCAAGGCATATGCAACGGCATGGGAAGAACAAATGAAGAAGGTTCATGCCATTGATAAGGTGGCAAAGGACAACACCTCCAGCACAGATATTACGCGCTCTGAACTTGGAGACAAAGATATTAATAAGCTGACACCTAAGAAAATAGCCGACCCGAAACTTAATTCCTTCAAGCTCATCGAGGCTGCTCAGGCACGGCATGACAGGTACATGACAGCGGCAGAACGTAAGGCGGCAAAGGAATCGGTAGCCATCGAGCAGACAAAACAGGCCACCATGATGGGATTGTATGCTTACTACCTTGATATGGGGGCGAGCCTGTTCAAAGAAAACACTATTGCGCATAAAGTCCTGGCAAGTGCTACGGCAGCGGTTGATACTTACGCGGCAGCGAACAAAGCATTAAATTCTGATCTTCCGGTCCCGTTGAACTTCATTGCTATGGGGGTCACTATTGCGGCCGGTATTGCGAACGTTGCCAAAATAAACGGTATTGGATTCGCCCAGGGTGGTATAGTTGGCGGATCTTCATTCTCCGGCGACTCAATCACAGCACGGGTCAACTCAGGGGAAATGATCCTGAACGGTTCGCAGCAGGCGCAACTATTCGCGATGGCGAACGGGATGGGCTCACGTCAGCAGGTGGAAGTTGTCGGATATATTTCCGGGGACGTTATCAGGCTGGCAAATAAACGCAGTACGTACATGCAACAAAGGATAGGCTAATGGCAACGCACTACTCATATACATTTAAGGCTGATTCTGCTGAAACGTGGAAGGTTGATATTTACGATACTACCTATACAGGCGCAAGCGTTGCAAAACTTTATCCGGATGCGACAGGATTCAACCTGAATTATGAAGGTCCTTCAGATATTACCTATGAGCCGATTATAGCAAGCACGGTTACAATGGTGCTGCATAATGACGCGAACAGTAAGGCATTGCTGGATGCCATCGTTTCGGGGGTGGAAAATCAGTTCATTGTCGTCATCAAGAAACTTTCAGGCGAGGCTTACATTCGGTACTGGCGCGGAATCATTCTGCAAGACGGATTATCTAAACCGGACGCAGCAACCAACGTGGATTATATCCAACTGGTAGCAGCAGACGGGTTCGGGTTGCTGAGCGATATCAAATATTCATCATACGACATTAACAGCCTGACAAGGCATGGGGTACACATATGGATTGGTGAGGCTTTGATGCAGATTATCAGCTACGTCAACCTGCATACCTACGACCTGACGGATGCAACCCTGTTAACGACCGCTTCGGTATGGTACGACGACACAATGGATTCCTCAACGATTACAGATGTGAATCATGGCGACCCGTTGGCGAACACGCTGATAAATGAATCCGCTTTCATTGAGGTTGACGATTACGGGGTCACTTCCGGGATGAGTTGGTATGATATTCTATCAACCGTATTGCGTACGTTCAACCTGCAAATATCGCAATGCAACGGTACGTTCTTAGTCATCCAGCAGAACACGTATGACCAAACGCAGACGCGCGCGTGGAACTATTCCTTCTTAGGACCATACGAGTTTATAAATACCGAACTCATCGACCTGCAAGCAACCATGCATGTTCGGAAAACCGGAGCATCATATAACTATGTTCTGCCGGTCAAGGAGGTATCAACGGAATACGAATACCGGCAGGGGCTTTACAGGGCAAACCTGTTTCCGTATAACGTGGATGACACGGTGGCATATTCGCTGGGCTTGTCTGAGGAAGATGCGCAGCTGAACATTTCCGGCACAATGGAGGCGACTGTAACCAGCGATGCGGCAAATAATGGGGAGTTCATTGCCATTTATAAAATTCTGTTAACCTGCGGGAGTTACTACCTGAAACAGTCGGGGAATACACTTGTATGGTCATTGCTTCCGGGGTACGTATACATCCACGATTACAGCAGCGTATTCGGCACTGTCGTAGGAACGCTCACAAGCGTTACAAACTTTGTATTTAAGACTCCCGGAATGCCTACTGAGGGCGATGCTATCAGTTTTACATGGTCGTTCTATCAGTATGAGCTAATGAATAATCCGGGGGTAGCTATCACGATTCCCGGAACAAACACTTATTCATACGATGACATCGAAGGTTCATTCGTTGCTAAATATGACGCCGGGTTGCCGATGGAAGGGGCGCAGCGATTCCACAGTTCGGCAGTGAACAGTGCAAAGGCTTCCCTGGAACTGGAAAATACAACGCTTGGAGATGGACCGAATAAATATACAGCCGGGGCTTTGTTTGTCACGGTTTCCTCAACCGTTTCAGAGGCAAACGCGTGGACCATATACTCTGAAATAGGGGAAACGTCCTACCCGGTTAATTCGCTCCGATGCCGGGAGATGCTGGCGCTCAGGCAGCACACGGTAAGGCAGTTCAGCGGAACATTCATCGGGGAACCCGATTATCATAAAGGATTTGTATTCGAATCAAAGAAATGGGTATGGCTGTCGGTGGATTGGGACTGCTCAGGTAACCAGTTCAGCGGCAATGCGATGTGCGTTGATTTGGACCGGGCGGATATAACGGTCGATGCTCCGCTGACTAAACAGGATGATTCCGGGACAACTACCGGCGGAAGTTCGGGGACTGGGTCGCAGACAGTGATAGGAGTTGCTGGGGTTACGGATGGAATGTTGGATTTGACTATTTCAAGTAATGTTCTGTCTGTTGCTCCGTATGCGGCTAAGAAAGGTTCTGACCCTGGATATGGTTATTTTTACTTAGGTACATCAGACCCTACGTTTACCAATAAACTTAATCTTGATGGTTATCTGTATGTAAGTAGGTTAAATAGTATATGTTCTGGATATTATGCTGTATCTGCCATATCAATATTCTCATCAACAAATGACAGTAAAGAAATTTTACGAGTTGGTAGAGGTACAACTGGTTCAAGAGCAGCTAATGTTGGTGGATATATAGGTTTTTATCTTCCAACATCTTCTATCGGAGTAGATGAAGCTGGGAGATTTGGCATAAAATATACAGATGTAACTATTAGCTCCGAAGATAGCATTTTTGAATGGTGGCTGAAATCAGGCGGAACTTTGGCTTTGAAAATGTCATTAGACGATACTGGATTATTAAAGGCTCTTGCCGGTCACTTCGGTAGCGATACCAATTATACAGCCTGGGATGCCGACGGTCATCAGACAATGGTTGGAAACGCGACTGTTTGGGAAGACCTTAGAATTGAGCCTACCGTGCGCGGTTCGGGGTCGAATAATCCGGCCTTCGAGAAATACGTTGATGACGCGGCCGGGACATCCCGCGGGGTATATTTATACTCCTTCGATGACGCTGTAACCGCAAGCGAAAAGGAAATTTATTTTACAATGCAGATGCCCCACGCGTGGGCAGGCACGGCCATTCAGATGCACGTACATTGGATCGGGGCAGTTGATGACACTACCGCGGCTCCCAAATGGGGGCTGGAATATAGCTGGAGCGAGATCGGGGCTGTATTCCCAGATACCGTGATAGTTTATACGGACGGAACGAACTACACCGGAGGCGGCACGGATGCGAATGTAAGAGCCTTAAAACATTACATCAGCGCGTTCTCGGCCATCACCCCCGGAACTGGGGCGGACGGGCTTAGTTCGATTTTGATTGGCAGGTTATTCAGGAATTCTGGCGATGCCGGGGACACCTACGATGCGGCCGGGGCGAAGTGCGGACTGCTTTACATTGATGCCCACTATGAGATCAACAGCATCGGGAGCAATACAGAATATGGAAAGTAATTAACCAATTATGAACAGTTAAAAAAAAGCCTATTTACAGCACTAACTTTACATCTATGTATAATATTGACATACTTAACCAAATCTGCTCAGGCACTTACAAGTACCAGATTGACGCGTACAATGCCATCTGTGTTCAGCAGGGCGGAGTAGGCGGTCATAAGTACGACATTGACGCGCTGAATGAGTTATGCGGACTGGTTGGTGCCTCGGCTGGATGGAAGTATAACATCGACGCGCTGAATGCAATCGTTGTTGAATTGGGCGGAACGGTATCGAAATATGAGGATGAGGCTTTGGTTCAAGTTGCATCACTGTTGAACTCTTTTACTCCGGTGAATGATGAATCAGTTGCTTTGTTTGCCAGAATGACAACAGAGCCGGCAACGCCAAGAAAGCAGTTAATCGATTCAACTATTACAAGTTTAAAAGCAGCCGGATTCTGGGCTAAACTTGATGCACTGTATTTATTTGCAGGACACGAAAGCGAAACAGCCGTATTAAATTGGATTGCAGATTCAAACAACGCTACATTAGTTGATTCACCAACATTTACAACTGACAGGGGAATTAACGGCAACGGAACAACGAGTTATATTAATACCAACTTTGATTTATCAACCGATTCATCCAAATATCTGCAAAATAGCGCACATTTTGGTTTAGGTATTCAGACCGGAACAGTTGCAGTTGCAAAGGCAAGCGGTGTAGATTCAACTAATAATGTGATTATTTACCCCTGCTATGCAGGTCTTACAAGGGGTATTGTTAACAGTACGAGTGGAACAATGCCGCGAGTATTTTCGGGAACAACAAAGGGTTATAAGTTTGGGATAAGAACAGCCTCAAATGTTACAGCAGCATTTAGCAACAAAAGTAAAATGGCTGGAACATTGGCCTCTGGTGCTGCGCCTTCTGGAAATTTACTAATAGGTGCATTAAGCAACGGAACAACACCTACGGTTTTTGATACTTTTCAATATTCATTTGCTTCGATTGGTGCTGGGTTAAGCGATGCTGAATATTTATCATTTATCACAATAATTGATACATATTTAGCCGGATTAGGATGCGGATTGCTAACGGGAAGTGATAATGTAGATTTTGGCGCACAGTCAACGATCAATATTGATATTATTTCAGGTCAGTCAAATGCTTTAGCAGAGTATAATAATATTGCTGATGTGCCGGTAGGCTATACAGGCAAACAGGATAATATACTTATCTGGAAAGACTATTATAAAGCATTCGAGAAAATGAATGCAGGAGTTAATTCAGCCGGAGAAAATTACCCTGATGGAACTTATAGCGATAATTGGGGAGCAGAACAAAGATATTTACACCTATTACAGCCAGTTGCAAACACTAAGATAGCTTGTATAAAATCCGTAATGGGAGGCAAGAAAATATCTGAATGGGTGACAACAACAGGCGAAAGATGGATCGAACTTAAAAAGGAAATTGATGATTCTATTGCTTATTGTACTGCAAAATCATTAACGCCAACCTTCAATTCAATTCTTTGGCTACAAGGTGAAAGCGACATAGCCGGAACAACAACAGCAGCCGACTATCAAACCGCTTTAACTAACTTGATTAACAGCGTCAGGGGATTCAATGCTGTTACAGCTAATATTAAATGGGTGCTTGTAAAACACGCTATTGGATTAACCGGATTAGATGATACGAAAACGGCAGATTTCAATACTGCACTTGACAATATTGCCGGATCATTAAGTAATATTTTGATTGTTGATACCAATTCGCTTACTCCGACTTTTGCCGATGCACTACATTATACACCTACTACAATTCTTGCAATTGGTCAGGCATGGTATGATGTTTTGAACCCTTAAATTTTAGTTCACATTTCAAACAATTTGAACCAAAACGACCATGAAAATACTGATAAAGAAATCAAAGAAATGGATGATCGAGCGCTACCACTTCGTAATCGTGGCCGCAAATAGTGAGGTAGTTGCCACCTCTGAAAAATACCACAACTTAACCGACTGCATGCACACGGCGGCATTGTTTCACCTTCCTATCAATGAACTATGATTCGTACTCGTATTGACCTATTCGCCGACTGGACTTGTGAACACTTCTGGCATTTTGTAACGGGAATATTCCTCGTATTCATATCATACTTCGCGGAAATCAAGGGTGCGTTTCATGTGATGTTCGCGGCTTTTATTCTTGATATGATTTTAGGAGTCATTGCCAGCAGGAAAAAAAACGCGCACGGTTTTAAAATGTCTAAGTTCTTCATTGCCGTGGAACGGATGCTGATTTCCTTCGCGCTGGTCATGATCCTATACGCAATGGATAAGGAGATGAAACAAGACACGGTGAGCCTTTCAAACATATCAAGCTGGCTGATTTCCGGGTTTCTTGTTTATAGCGCGGCTGAGAACGGATTTATTCTGACCGGGAACAAGCTGTTTCTGGCGCTGAAGAACTGGATTAAAGACAAGGTGAAATCTAATACGGGGGTTGACATCGATGAAGCTAACTGACCACATATCAATCGAGGAGGCCACGCACACCGGAACCGGTTTGCAGAACATCCCAAGCGAACAGCAGCTTGCAGCTATGCGGTTGGTTGCTGAAAAAGTTTTCGAGCCGTTGCGCCAGCACTTCGGGCAGCCGATCCGCATTAATTCATTCTTCCGCTCTCCGGCCGTTAACAAGGCTGTGGGCGGAGTACCGTCATCTCAGCATGTGCTGGGCGAGGCAATAGACCTTCATTGTGATACTGTGGGGGATAGGGTAATATTTGACTATGTACGTTTATACCTGCATTACGACCAGGTTATCCTTGAGCCTACATGGGTTCATGTGTCATATAAGGCGACCGGAAACCGGCAGCAGGCATTGACGGCCAAGAAAGTCAACGGCAAAATGATATACTCAGCAGTATGAAATTTATAAAGACATACCTGTTCCCGCTCCTGTTCGCAGCATCGCTGATATACATCATGATCCTCCGGGAATGTCAGCACCCTGTTCCCTGCCCGCAGCCGGACACGGTGACAGTTACGAGGATGGACACGCTGACGGTGTACAAGCATTACCCGAAACCGGCTCCGGATCAAATCATTGATTCTGTATGGACGTGGATGGCGGTAGATACTGCTGCGATCCTGGCGGAGTGCCAGCAGGTCGGGAATTTTTACAATTCAACCCGGATATATAACCGCCGGTTTGATTTCGATTCCTGCGGGTACGTGGATCTTACGGACACTGTTCGCCGGAACCTGCTGCAAGGATATGAGGCTGTGAGTCATTTAAACCTCATCAGGCAGACGCAGATTATCACGCGTATCGAAGTACCGAAGCCGCGCATTCAGCTCCATGCCGGGGCTGTCATTAGCTACGGGAAGGAGTTCGGAATTGTGCCGACTGCTGCATTACTAACCAAAAAGAAACATCTTTATTCAATCGGGTACGACCCGTTTGGGAAGAAGATTTTTGCGGGCGGATTCTTCCGCTTGTATTGAGTGGGTGGTTGGTTTGTTTGAGCCTCCGGAGTGGTTAACCGGGGGCTTTTTTATTTCCCCACTTCACCCCCTCAAACTGATTACCGGATTTATGATGTTCGGCCATGTGAATGTAAATCATAGCGGTATCGAGCTTAACAATCCCGCCGACACTCATCACGGTAAATACGTTACCGGTTGCGATGGCTGTCAGGGTCAGAGCCGTATGCCGGGCAATATGTGAGCTGATGTGTTTCTTTATCCCGCACTCCTGAGCGACCAACCGAATCAACCGGTTGTAATCCTGATCGGCGAAATGGGGCAGGTGACCGCCGTACTTTTCCCATATATCGAACGGTCGGCCATCGAACAGAAGCCTCAGCGGAAGAATGACCTTGATACCGGTCTTGTGAGCCTCCAGCGTCAAGTTCGTTCCGTCCCACATATCCGGGCGCAGTTCCATGAGATCTGAAACCCTGAATGCCGTACAACACTGGAACACGAACAGGTCAGCCGCTCTCCGATGGCGGAGGTTGCTGTATTCGTGTAGGTATATTGTTTCAACTTCATCCCATGATAGGTAAGGTTTATCAGATTTAGGCCGTGAAACTTTGTAATTCAGATACGGGTGCCGGGATAGCAGTCCGTGGTGAATAGCAAGGGTGCAGTATTTCTTTACGTTCTTGTGATAATTGGCAATAGTGGCCTAGGCATAACCCTTCGAGACAAGCCAGGCGTGGAACTTGAGGACGAAACCATGATCTAATCGGGTAAAGCGAATTTTCGGCATAAACTCGTTTAACCGGTCGTAGGTCTTCAATTTATCTTCGATTGTCAGGGCTGACAGGTTGGATTCCGTGCGGATCATTCTCATCACGAAGTCGCCGAACAGTTCTTCCGAGTTATCGCCTTTAAGGTAGTTGTCGAGATATTCCTTCGTAAACTTCCGGTTCTCAAGGTACAGACGCGCCTCCAGTTCCTCCAGTTCGGTGAGCTTGTTGCGGATGTCGGCGTTCAGTTTTACCGCCTTTGTGTTGTTTATGACCCTGGACCCATCCCATTGGTCAGGTGGGACGCTGACACCGGTCGAAACAAACCGGCGGGTATTCCGGTCGAATCTTACCTGTATGGAAACAACTCCCTCGCCGTTCTTCTTATACCCATCGGCGGCATATTTTACCTCAAATTTTGCCATGATAATGCGGCAGAAAATTTATGGTGGTAAATTCTGCCGCCAGTCTGCCGCAAATGTAGTTGAAAAGGGGTGAAAACGGGTGAAAAATCGTTTTTTAATTCAGGCCGTATTTTCTTAATTGTTTCGTAAAGTGCTGAAAATCAAATAAAAAAGCCCCTAATTTCTTAGAGGCTTTCTGTGATGTTGCGGTCCGGACGGGACCCCGACTAAGTCTAAGAATCAGAGAGTTACAAAGTTGCCTGCTGTCAGTCTGCCGCAAGGGGGATTTATTTGGATTGTTAATGTCCGGTTTGGGGTTGATTTCATGCGTGGAATTATTGACATTGTATTAAATTTATTTGACCCAAAAGGTTACATAGTTATCTTTATGATCCGTGTAAACATGCTGCGAAAATCTCACTTCTATACCCTTGTATTGATAATCGTCAGATAAAATATAGAAGGACTCCGCATCGTCATAATCGCCTTCAGATTTTTTGAAAGGCTCGCCAAATGTTTTATCAAGGATTGCCTTTATTTCATATCTGCTGTCCGGTTCAACTTTTCCGTTGAACCATTCCGTTCCATCTTTGAACTTGTCTTTTTCGTATGTGATGTTGAATTTTGATCCTATCTTATCAACCGTCTTAATTTGCTTACTTGAGCAAGATGCCAGGAAGACGATTGCGATGATCAATGAGGTGTGTTTCATATGACTTCCTCCAAAAGGTTTTCATTATTTAGCCATGTAATTTCAGGTTTTGTGAATTTAATTATAATCGGGGTATGGGCGGTGTAGCGTGAATTAAGTTTACACGAAGGACTTAGATGCACAACCGCCGGTTTTAATTGGTGGCGGCCCTGTTTTTGTTTTGCTCCCCCAAGTTTTCCGGGAAGTCCGGGACTTTTTTAATAAGCATTCTTTGATTTTCTAAGGCGTACCTAACGTCTTCGCGCTGTAGCTCAATAATCGTCAATAATCTGTCAAATCTTTCTGGTGTCATTAGTTCTCTGGTTGATTGGTTAATACTTAAATTTTCTTCAGGCTCTATTCCACCAATAGAGTCATGCAATTTATCAATAAATATTGTCCCAGTTCCTTCGAGTAGCCAAGTTGAATTAACGTTATATGTAAATTTCAATATCTTTAAATGTACTTCAGTAAGCGGATTTTTGAAATTTAGAATCATCGATAAGCCATTCCCATTTGAATATCCTAATACCTTACTCATTTCTCCATACGTGATATTCAGCTCCTTACGTAGAATATCGAATCTTTCGCGTATTTCGTTATTTATAATCATTATAAATTTACATAAAAAATGATTTTGGTTAACCGGATTTCACGTTTTATGTATATCTTTACATAAAATTACAAGTTAAACATACGGCGTAACCATTAACACAAATTTAGTCATTATTTATCCATTTCCAACATGACCCCTCAAAATCTTTCAAAGGCTAAAATACGGCTCAACCAGCGCAAGGAGGAAATAGTGCGCGGATACCTGGATGCCAAGCAAGCAGGATATAATATCACCGAATGGAAATTCGCACAGGCTGAGCAGATGGGTATCTCAATCCACACGATTGAGCATTACCTGCGCCCGGCCAGGCTTCATAAGATTGTCGAACAGCTTAACACGGTTGAGGCATGAGCGAGGCAGACACAGCGGAAATCCAGCGCTTGAGCCGGGACATTCAGGAGCTTAAACAGATGTTAATCGGTAAGGTGGTTCCGCTCATGACAAAGGACGACATCTGCGAATATCTCCGAATAGCTCCGACCACCTTCGACCGCAGAATCACCGGGCTGGTCAGATATGGAGCATGGAAGGACGGAAAGGAATGGCGGATGAAACGAGCAGATTTTGAAAATTATGTGAACCATTTAAAATAAACCTAAATCCTCACCAGATGGAAACAACAGCAACCTACGGCAACCTATACGATAAAGGGTTGACCAGATTAAACAACAGAACCAGCGGTTTCGGCGAAGAATTGACAGCGCAGAAATCACTTGAAGCATTCAAGTTGGGAACAACACTTTGGCAGATGGATTCGCCAATCTTCAAAGAGTGCTACGAAATCCTGACTCATTACGCATCAACAACACCGGATGCCATCCTTTACCTCAATGGCGCATACGAACAGGATGTTGTCTTTCATTGCATGAATTGGAAGGTAGCCATCCGCAAAAATGAACTTCATCCGCTCTTTCAGGAAATTTTTAACGGATTAAACTCAGATGTCTATGTTCGGTGATTCGGAATTCAGCGGAGGTCCGCACCATATCGGCATCTGCCCGACCTGCGGCATGTACAACGGCACAACCTACGATGGGATGTGCGAAGAATGCGAAGAAGAAACCAGCCTGCCCTGCCCCGTCTGCGGGATGGCAGCACACCGGGACGACCTGCATAAGTTCGGCAAGTGTTCGGACTGCATGGATTACGCAGCCGAGGAGTTCACAGAACGATTTATCATAGCAATAGGATCATTTCCTTATTAAAACCAACCCCACACCATGACACATTGGAAACAAGAATTTAATTATTCCTACACGGGTGCATATGAATTGCAACCCGGTGAGGAAAGGCTGCTGACAATAACCAAGACGCAGCACGAGGATGTAAAATCATCAGATGGAAAGACACAGGATTGCTTCGTGGCTTATTTCAAGGAGTCCAACAAGCCGATGATCCTGAACAAGACCAACTGCAAGACCATTGCAAAACTCTATTCTCCCTACGTTGAGAACTGGACAGGCAAAAGTATCATCGTGAAGGCTGAAACTGTCAAGGCTTTCGGTGAAACAGTTGACGCACTCCGGGTAAAACCGGTAAAACCTGAAGTTAAGAAGATCGACTATTCTGCACAGGTTAAACTGCTGCAAGACTGTAAATCGCTGAAAGAACTGCAAACGGTTTACATGTCATTCACGGCAGATCAGAAAAACGCAACAGTAACTATCAAGGACGAAATAAAACTCAAACTCTCAGCAAAATGATAATCTCAAACTGCGAACAACAGACCCCCGAATGGTGGGCGATTAAGAAAGGTAAGATTTCAGGCACCAGGTTCGGGCAGGTTATATCCGGGCGCAAGAACCGCCTGATTTATGAGCTACTGGATGAACAGCTTTCAAAATACCTGTTCCCTGATGACTTCGTATCCGAAGATATGCAGTTCGGAATTGACAACGAACCGATAGCGCTGAAACTGTATGAGAAGACCACCGGGATTCATGTGAACAGGATAGGCGCGATAATCTCGGAGCAGTCCTGGATTCATATGGCATCGCCTGACGGAATCAACGATGACCACACGATCATTCAGGAGGTGAAATGCACTCAGGACGGATCAATCCACATTCAGCGATTCTTTGAAGGACCGGAATCACAATACATGCCGCAGATCAAGAACTACTTTGCTGTATCCGATCTGATTCAGGAAGTTCATTGGATGAGTTACTGCCCGGAACGCCCGGAACGGCCTCTTATAATCATCAAGTTCAAGCGGGAACAGTTCGCGGATGAGATTGAGAAATCACGCAAGCAGATCGGTAACATCGAGGCAGAACTGGTAAATCTTCACACTCAATTCATATTCTGATGACAACCTTTCAAATCATTCTGGCTATCGCCGCAGCCATTACAACTATCTGCATCATGTACGGGGTTGTAACCCGTGAAAATCGGTCACAGGTTGAAACGTGGCGGCGCGGTCTGAACAAGGGAGACCAGGTCCGTGCATACGGGTATCATTACAAGGTAGTATCTGTCAACCGGGAAACCGGACAGGTCGCAGTAGAATCATTACACGAAGAGAAAACGGCAGGGTACCATTTAAAGGAACTCTGGCCGCCGGAAGAATGTCAAGACTAAGTCCTGGTGGGGACAACCCGGAGCCAAGCGAGATGCAGCCGATCGGATCGGCCTCCGGGGGCATAGCAAGGTGTGAACGTTAAGGAAACCCACTCACAGGTTCATATTAATTGCAGGGTGGCCGAAATGCTTACGGTTATCAGGGCTTAACCCACAAAGTCCAGAGAGCATAATCTAACGGGTGACAGTTCGGAAAGACGAACATACGATCAGGTGGCGCAAAGGCAGACGCTCACGATAGGGGTGCATAACCCATGCTGAAACGAGGCTCCGTGAATGCAGACGTGCAATGCCGGTTCGAGTCCGGCCCTGATCACAACAAACCTTAATACCAAAACCCCACGCCCAGAAAACACGCACAGGACAGAACGCGCAGGCACAGAATGTTCGACCACTCCCATCCCATACCGGTAGCCCCGGAATTGCACGGGGAGCCGTACATCACGGACGGAGGAAGGACGAAGGTATATTTCCACGCCGGGCAGAACCGGGAGGAACGGATCAGGATATTCGAGGAGAAGCGCGGGCAGGTGATTGTGGGGGCGTATGAACATAAACACATCGGAAATGCTAACAGCAATAAATAACGGTGAACGGGTATTTCCTGAATACGGGATTATTGCACAATGCCCGGAATGCGGTGAAAATGTGATACCAGTTTTAGGTTCAATTAACGTGCATCATTGGAGACACCAGGTTGATTGCGGATGTGATTTCCAAGCAGGCGAAACAGAGTGGCATCGTAATTTGAAATCCCTGTTTCACAAGAACTTCATTGAAGTTGGCAAAGGCGAACATCGCGCCGATATCCTTTTACCGAATGGAACCTGTATTGAATTTCAAAACAGCGCAATTTCCGAGGAGGACATCATTAGGCGGTCGGCAAATTATAAACGGATTATTTGGCTTTTCAATATCGCAAAACAGAACATAAATGGGCAGGTTGACGACTGGGTTGATGAGAATTCAAAATGGAATATCAAGTATATAAGACCACACCAGTATTTCAACAAATGTATGCCTAATCTATTTTTTGACTTGGGACAAAGTGGGTTGCTGTTAAAGGTGACTGCAATGTATTACGGATTTGAATTCAACAAAAGAACCGGTTACAATGAAAGATTTTTGAGGGCGGTGGGTGATTGCATTCACCGGGATGAGGAGTTCCCAGATATAACTCACGCCATTGATGGAAGTAAACGAAACGTAATTATCGACAACTCAATTCAATTAAGCATATTCTAATGGTAACCTCGACAGACCACCTTTACAGCTTCGGAGACGACCTGTTACTTGCCGGAATCAACCCGGCACCGGTGAACAGTAAGAAATACCCGTTCTACGAGTGGAAACACCTGCAAAGTTCATTCATCACTTCTGAGGAGCTGGCGAAGTACTCAAAACAGGCATGGGGTATTTCCATCATCTGCGGACGTATCTCCGGCGGTCTGGAAACCATAGACTTCGATTCTCATTACGAGGACATCGCCCCGGTGTTCAACCAGTTCATGACTGACGAGGGTGTTATCGAGATACTGCGCACGAACAATATATATGTAGAGCGGACAATCGGCAAGGGCTTCCACATCATTTACAAGTACGAAGGCGAAACATTCGAGGGCAACACGGTACTGGCAGCGAACGAACAGGACAAGACCCTGATCGAGACCCGCGGAGAGGGAGGCCTGATAGTTTGCAGCCCCTCGCCAGGTTATGAAATTATTTCCGGCGACCTGGTTAAGATGTCAACAATCAGCCGGGAGGAACGGGATTACCTGCTGAACACGGCAAGGCTTTACAACCGCTCAAAGAAGATCAAAGATGAGGAAAGCAAGGAACCCGGCGCATACGATTACACAGACCCGGTATCATGGTTCAACTGGAACAAGGCCGCATACGCTAAGAAACTACTGACAGACAAGGAATGGAAGTTCGTCCGCACGGTGGACACGGTAGAGCATTGGGAGCGGCCGGGAAAGAACGACAAGACCACGAGTGCAACCTGGGGGCGGAAGGAGAATCAGCTGTATGTGTTCTCAACGGACGCGGCACCATTCAAAGCCGGGTGTTATTATACGCCGTTTCAAATCCTCGTTCTGCTGCGGTTCAATAAGGACTACAACGCCGCACTGAACTGGATAATTTCAAAGTACTTTCATGAGTCGGTACCTTATATCCGGGTCGGTGTGGATTACTTCAAGAAAATCCGCAAGGCAGACCGGTTCCACATTGATGGGTTCGAGCTGAAAAAGTGGGTGAAGGACGAAATAAAGCTGGACCACGGTAAGGAGTACCTGGTGAACGTCCCGAAGTTTGACGACTTCTGTATTGTCCCGGATAATTTCGAGTATCACCCAGTTTACAATAACTGCTATAACCTTTATTCGGAATTCCGCCACGAACAGCGGCCAGGTTCGTGGAAGTGGACGAAGGTTCTGCTGGAACATGTATTTGGTGACCAGCTTCAACTTGGCATCCGCTACCTCCAACTGCTTTACCTGCATCCTGACCGGATGGCACCGATCCTTGTACTTGTTTCAAAAGAACGCCAAACCGGCAAGACCACATTTCTGAACTGGCTGAACATGGTGTTCGGGGGGAATATGGTCGTGATTTCACCGGAAGACCTTATCAACGGATTCAACCACCTATATGCTACGGCAAACATTATCGCCGTGGAGGAAACGCTCATTGAGAAGTCCATCACGGTGGAAAAAATCAAGGCACTCGCTACAGGGAAATTTATCTCAGTAAATCAGAAGTTCGTCAGCCAGTACAAGCTGCCATTCTTCGGAAAGATAATAATGACCTCCAACAATGAAGAGAAGTTCGCCCGGATTGACGATGAGGAAATCAGGTTCTTTGTCCGTAAGCTGGGACTGCCAAAATTCAAGAATCACAATATCGAGGCAGACATGGTAGACGAGATACCGGCCTTTCTGAACTACTTGCTGTCTCTTCCCGCAATAGATTTCACTGTCGGCCGCGTACCATTTACAACGGAGGAGCTGAATAATGATTTCCTAAAGGCTGTGAAAAAGGAAAGCCGGTCAGGACTTTACAAGGATTTGGTGGAACTGTTCATCGATTACTTCGAGAATCAGCTTTTCCCGGATGAGCCGGTGTATGCTTCGCCGCTGGACTTAAAAATAAGGTGGTTCGACAGGAATCCGAAGATTGATATTCAGTACATAAGGCACGTTTTGAAGACTGAATTTAACATGGTTCCGATAGGTTTAAAGAAATATACCCCGTTCCGGGAAGGGTTCGATGTAACCAAAACAGGAAGGCCGTTTGAATTTAGGGCTGAGATGTTCGGAGTTGACCCGAAGCAGGTTGTGAAGAAAGATGATGATTCAATTCCTTTTTAGGCTGGTAACAAATTTTGTTACTGGATGTGTAACCAGTAACGATATAAATATCAATGCTTTACGTTCCGGTAACAAAGTAACAAAAAAAATGCAAGTAGCTACGTTTTTTATAGACAGTGTAAAACATACCAACTCTTATAATTATACTATTTTTTGTTACTTCTAAAGTAAGTAATTAATATATAGATAGTTAAGAGTAACAAAAAAGTAACAAATTGGTAACAAAGTAACAAAATGACCCCTCTCCAACACTTCAAGGCTCAGGAAATCGAACGGTTTAAGCAGCGATACCCGAACACGCCATACCCGGAATCCTTCTTCAATCACAAGGACAAATACAATGACCGGACGGCAAACGGATTGACCAGGTTAATTATCAGGTACCTGCAATTCCACGGATGGCAGGCTGAAAGAATCAGCACGACCGGGCGCGTGATTGACAACCGCAAGAAGGTATCGAACGTCATCGGACAGCAGTACATGATAGGCAGCAGCACCTGGATCCCCGGAAGCGGGACCAAAGGCAGCGCGGACATATCTGCCACGGTCCAGCGCAGGGCGGTTAAGATAGAAGTAAAAATCGGGCGCGACCGTCAATCCCCGGCACAGAAGGACTATCAGGAAGCGATTGAACGGGCAGGCGGTGTGTATATCATTGCAAAGGACTTTGAAGGATTTGTATCACAGTTAAACCAAATTATAAATCTAAACAACTAAGAACATGGAACTAACAGCATCATTTGTCAAAGCGTTACCGATTGTAACGGGTCAAGGTAAGAATGGAACATGGACCAAGCAGGAATTTGTATTAAAAACATCCGGGCAATACCCGAAGGATGTTTGTTTCGAGGCATGGGGAGAAAGAACGGAACAGGTCAGCAAGTTGAAAGAAGGAGACCAGGTAACTGTATTATTTGACCTCGAAAGCCGAGAGTACAATGGTCGGTATTATACAACAGCCAAAGTATTCAAGATGAATACACCGGAAGTTGTTCATGACGAACCCTTCCTCCCCGTTCAGGACGCTGTTGTATTGCCATCTAATGACGGTTTACCCTTCTAAGGCTATGATACTGTTAACCGAAATACACATCGCCCCGAATTGTACCGGCATGCTTCAGCAGACCAAGCGAATCAAGCCACGGAAGCTGAACACCATCGAAGACCTTGAACCGATCAGGCGAAAGGTAGCGCACCATTACCATAAACTGACTGGAATTGAACCGACGGTGTTCTTTGTTTACTCTGAACAATGAAAAAGCTCCTCCTCATCGCCCTGATTACCCTGGCATCGTGCTGCTCTTACCGGATGTGTGTTTACGACCATCAGGACGAGTTACGTTGCGACACGACACAGGTAGTTCAGACCAGGGCGGGGAGGGTGTATTAAATCCAATATTATGCCAACAGCAGAAGAAATTACCAAACTCGAGAAGCAAAAGGAAATGGCCGCATACATGCGGAAAATTACGACCTCATTGGCAACCGCTATCGAATACGACATCGAGATTGATTCTATCAACAGGAGGCTGGAAGTATTGCAGTACAGGTTGATGAAGGAGCAGGTGCATGGGGTGTAACGGTTTCGGGCTTGGCGAAGGTGGGCTTGTAGGATGTTCAAATTTAGCAGAATGTGTCTGC